ACCGTTCTTGTTCAGGAACAGGTTATCATCACCGCTCGCGGTGCCAAATGCGGGTCCAGTAACCACCTGGTCGCTACTATTGGTGATAAGCATGGCCTTCTTGGAAGCAGCTGCCGTAGTGACCTTGCCGTCACTGGTAATGTTCCCATGGGCATGCACCGCCTTTGCGGTATCATCCTTCGTAATGCTAACCCCAGTAATCACACCACCCGCTTCGGTAACCGTTAGCGCCACATTTGTCCCGCCCGTCGAGCCGACAGTTGCATTGAGGGCCGCAATCGCGGTCTGGACACCCTTTGGCGTCATAGCAAGGGTCTCATCCGTCCCAGGGGTACTGGTCAGCTTCGTCACGCCATATTCACTCGTAGAGGCATTCTTAATCGTGATTGCGTTCGAACCGGCTGCCGTGATATGTCCCTGGGCATCAAAACTTGCCCAAGGAAGATTAAATGTATTGTTAATCTGTGTAGTCGGACTGTCTTCGCCAATGCGGCCAGCAACAATACTGTTACTATGTCCGATGGTCAACTTGTCAGAGCCATTCTGTTCCTGACTGCGCGTATCCGCCACGGCCACGGTAATGCCACTGTCACCAACAATGGTAAGCAGGTCCATTGGCTGGTCAGCATGGATGGTATCATTCCCGGCCTTCAACGCACCGAATGCGTTCTGGCTGGAAATCTGGAAATAACCGCTTGCCTCTGTCCAGCGGTAACCGACACCGACATCGGCAACGGTAATGTCCACATAGGTGGTATTCTCATCCGGGCTGATTTCGGTTGTATGGCCCGCCTCTCGATAGAACTTGCCATTGTAGTAATAGCCGTTAACCACCGCGTTCACGAATGACGGCAGGTACTCCGCCGGAACAAGGCCATTTTCACCAAGTGGGGCTATGCCAGTATCATCGTCAGTTGTGGCGTGTCCAATGACTTCATCCAGGCCGATATTCTTCCTGGCCAGGCGACGTTCAGCCTCGCTAGTATCAGTCGTCTGGTCAACGTTGTAGAGAACCTTATTGATCTTGCTCATAGGAAGATACCTTTTCCTTTGCCGGGGAGACCCACAGCTCCATTTCGTTTTCCGACCCGTCAATCTTCAAGTGGCCAACCTTCATGTAGCCGCTTTCCTGGACATTCTTCACCGTCGGCGCATCGGTCGGGTCTACCACGATGAAGCAGGGGGATGCATTAGTATTCAGTTGCAGGAAAAGTTCCTTCGCAACACCGGCACCACGGTAGTCTTCCTCGATGGAGAAGAAGGACTGCTGCAAACGGCCTTCCAGGTTGTACCCGGTCTTCAAGGAATAGAACCTGATGGGCACATACCCATGGTAATCTTCGGCGGACGGGTCCACCACGTTGGTCACGGCGACCGGGGCCTCGTCACAGGTAATGTAGATTACGAGGATGCTGCCCATCAGCTGGTCGATAGTTCTCGGGGTGGCCATCGGTTCACGCCCCATGGCCTGTTGCGCGGCGATTACGTTCTTGGAATCATGCGCACGGTCAACCATGTCAGCCAGTTCGGCCATCGTGGTCGGGTCAATCTCGCTGGGGTTCTTCGCGTATGCCTTGTAGTGCGAGGCGTCGATTGTACCGGTAGGAGCTTCCACGTCCATGGAAGCCATCTCACACAGCGGGAGCATCGTATCAAGAGAATCAAACAAATCCATCATTAGTACACCCATGCGTTCGTCTCTTCATCAAAATGACCCTGAGACGGTTCAACGTTTGCAGCCATGTTGCGCTGGTGGATGCTTTCGTCATCCTCCTCGGTGCAGCACGGAGGGGCGCCGAATACCTTGTTCTGCTGGTTCACGGAACGCTCGAACATACTTGCAAGGCCTTCGCCTGTGGAGCCGTCATCCGGGTGGGATTCCTGCAAAGCCTTCTTGATTGCGATGGCTTCCTTCCATGCCTTTGTATCACGGAAGCTGTTCGCCTTCTCGGCCTCGGCGTGCATCTCACTGGAAACACGGGACGCAAGCTGGCGCACAGTTTCTGCATTTACACCATTGCCGTCGATACCGCGCATGTAGGGCTGCATGTTGTCAAAGTTTGCCTGGACAGACGGGGCATTGCCGGCGCATGCAGTAAGCATGCAGGCAGCCGCAAGGAGCAGACCCTTCACTGTCTTGCCTACACTCTCATTAAGGACATATCCGGAATATCCTTCAATCAGTGCGCGACGCACCTCGGGTGTTTCGGACCCGATGCTTTCAAGAAACACAACGTAATCAAGGTGCTGTTGAACTCCGTTCATACTGTCCCCAATCAAAAATCTTTCATGGTACAGTTTATACTTTTTCAAAAGGAATAAATAAAAAATGAGAGCAGGTTTGCACCTGCTCCCATCATTTCCTGTTCACCTCTTTCGAGGCAAGCCCGGTAGAAACTACCAGTGCTTGTCTTCGAAGGTCATGCCACCAGGAGCATTCCAGAGTTCGCTGGAAGTGTCGTGGTAGGAAAGACCCGGTTCGAGGTTGTCACCGGTGAAGGAACCGTTGGATTCCCACGGGGCTTCGTTCAGGTCGATACCAGTAATCACGTTGTTCACGTTCTTGAACTGGATGATACGATAGAACTGACCGGCGCCGAGGAGGTTAGCCACAATGGCGTAACGGCTCTTGACGATGAGACGCGGAGAACCATCTTCCTGACCAGCGGTCTTCGTGAAGATGTACGGGATGTACGGCATGAAGATGATACCGCTTTCACCCTGGCGAGGACCCTTGAAGCCAACGAGGGCGTAGGAGGCGTTCGCGTAGATGTCCTGGTACAGCTTGATCTGACCGTTGAGGAGAGAACCAGCATCAGCCACACCGCCAGCAGGCTGCATGGTAGCATCAGTACCGAGGTAGCCGTTCGGGATGTAGATACCGTTGTTCAAGGTGGCGATAGCAGCGCCAATGTCCGGAGACACGATGGCGAAGTTACCGGAACCCATACGAGTCGTAAGAGCGATCTTACGAGACACGGCGATGATGGTGTTCACGATACCGGCAGCGATGGATTCAGCAGCCCAACGACCCTTTGCAGGACCGGCTTCGGTGTTCTTGAGGTCAACAACGATGACCTTTTCACCACCGAGGCGTTCGTTCTGAGCAACCATGATCATGGCCATGAGGATTTCACGGTCGATGTTCTGCTGGATTTCGAACTGGAGGCCTTCGAGCAAGAGAGCTTCAACGTCCTGGCCGTGTGCTGCGGCCATGTCCTGTTGAAGTTCGAGGGTGTAGTGAGACTTGATGGCGCGAGTACCGACGCGGATAGCACCAGAAATCACCTTGATGGAGGCTTTCTTGATGTTGTAGCTGTACTGACCGAGCTCGTCATCGCCATCGTTGGTAAGACCACCGAAGTTGTTGTAGAGCTGACCCGGTTGCAGAGCTCCACCCGGATAAGAACCACCAGTCGTGAAAGTGCCTTCTGAGTAGTTGGAGAGCATTTCGCCAGCGCCAGTGCTGTACGGGTTGAAGGTCGTAGCGAAACCAGTGTGGTCAGCAACGAGGTCGTAACCGATTTCCTGCTTCTGGCCATAACGGAAGGCTGTGGACTTCAACGGTTCGTTGTCGTACAGATAACGAAGGGCGAAGTAGATACCCTGCGGAGTAGTCGTCGGGATGACGGCCACAGTGTTCATAGCCAAGAGTTCAGGGAACTGACGGCGAATGAGCGGCAAGGCATACTGTTGATACTGAGCCACATCAGCGGTGATGTTGGCAGATTCGAACTTGGCACCACGGTTGACCAAGTTCTGGTTTTCAAGAAGCACTGCGATGGCAGAAGCTTCCCCACGGTTGCGGAGCGGACGACCCAAATTGGATTCGAGCACGGCCTTCCACTTACGTGTATTGGACTTGTTCTGGATAACCTGCATTTTGTTACCTTTTTGTTTGAGTTAGTGTTCCGTTCGTACTGGTGTGCTCCGAACGGAAGCACTCTCGAACGATTTCTGACATAATGTTTAGAGTTTTCGATTTTTTACATGAAAAAACGTGCAAAAACGTGCACTGAAACCGCTAAAAACGAAAAAATCCCGGCAAAACCGGGATTTTTCGCTATTTTTGAGGCTACATCAGGCCACCGAGACCGCCAGCGTCGCCACCGCCACCACCGCCGGCATCTCCGCCACCTTCACCGCCTCCGCCACCAGCAGTGTCTCCGTAGAGTTCATCGTTCTTTTCCTCGCGGAGCCAGGTACGGATCTGGTTGTATTCCTCATCACTGACCCTAAGACCCTTCATGAGGGCGAACTTCCTCGGGAGCATACCCGACGGATTGTCCTTGGAACGGCAGTGCTTGGCCATGAGGTCGAAGGTATTGAGCCTGGTGTTCCAGATTTCGCTTTCGATGAAGTTCTGGAACCCGTTGGACCTCTTGAACCTGACGGAGAAGTTGATTTCGCTCTTGATGGAGTCGTCCACATTCTTCATGGTATTCAGGACCATGACGAACAGGCGGACCATGATGGCCTCCAAAGGTGTCTGGTAACGCTGAATGAGTGCGGCAAACGATACTTCGGACTGGGTGACTTCGCCAATCTTACCCTGGGTGTAGTTCTGGTTGTCTCCGGCAAGGGCCGTGATACGTCCTGGAGGAACCATCAAGGAGTTGACAAGGTTGCGCTTGAAGAATTTAAGGTCATCGATGTTCTGCAGGTTGTTACCGCCCTGCATCCTTTCGATGGAGGAGCCGGTACGACCCTGGGAAAGACTAACAATATAGTGTTCGGTCAAGCCGATTGCCTTACCGAAGTTCGTCACTTCGCCCGTCTGGGAGTTGTAGTCGAGTTTTCTGGAGAAGACCTTGGCCTGGTCCTTCATGTACTTCTCGGCCTTGTCCTTCGGCATGTTACCGGTATCGACCTTCATGACCAGCTTTTCCTGGCCCCAAAGGATACGGTACATGACGACGGAGTCTTCAATCGTGTTCAACTGGTTGTACGGCTTCATTGCCGGTTCCAGAATGGAACGCGGGTCGTTGATGCCGCCGGGGCCAGTCATGTCAAGGGAAGCATAAAGAATCTGGTTCGGGGAGAAGTCCTTGTAGTTCTTACCACCATTGCGCATGTTCATCGGGCCCGTCTGCATCTGGCGGTAGCCGATAATCAAGTCATCCTGGTAGATAACAATCATGTTCTCCTCGCGGAGCATCTTCACGCCGAGGATCTGGCTCTTGTTCTCGTCGAACTCAACTTCAAAGAAAATTCGGCCATGGATACACAGGTAGCGCATGTAGTTCCAGCCGTTGATACGGAAATTGAGGAGTTCGCGGAGAACCTTGCGGCGGAACGTCATGTGGAGAATGTCCTGGGTGGCGGGACCAATCTTGGCATCCGGGTCGATTTCCAGCGAGCAGGATTCGCCCATGTCGTCCTTGTAGGCAGCCTCGTTACAAATCTGGATGATGGATTCATTCACTTCGGAACGACCCGCGACCGTCTCGTATTTCAGGGAACGCTCGACGTTCTTGCGCCAGTAGAGGTCACATTCCTTCTGGGCAACCGCGTCCTGGATTTTGTCCGGATCCAGCGGCTCGGTGGAAATTCCGAGCATGGGGGTGTAGGTGCTGTATCCGTCCGGGGTGGCCCCGTTCGGGAACAGCATGTCGTTCATGCCCTGGGCGACCGAGTTCCTGGAAGCATCGACCTTGCGCTCCGTATCTATACGGTTGAAAATTCGGTCAAAATACTGTCCTTTCGGGTTGCCGATGCCGTAATTGCGCTCGTAGTTGAGAAGTCTCGACGCGAGGGTTTCCGGTGTCTTGTTCTTCTTGAAAAGCATATCGCTACCTTCCGTAAATGATGACCGTGCCCCCGTAGGTCGCGGCGAAGTTCGCACGCCGCACGGTATTAAAATAGTCCTTCAATTCTTCGTCGCATATATTGCGAGCCAACATGCGCTTGCCATGCATGACGCATTCGACTATATAGGAGAAGTCCCCGAAATCCACTTCGAAAAGTGGCAATCCGTTGTACATCCTATGCATTCGCGACGGTCCTCCATTGTTCAGCCTGGTTGTTCTCGCCGAAACCCCTTGGTTTCAGGATATTGGCGGAGACAATCTTCCTTGCGGTCCGCACAAGCAGGACATACCCGTCATTGTTCAGACCGCGCCCGTCAGTAATCTTCGCGTTCCTTGCATATTCGAGGAATTCATCCTGGGAACCCAATGCGCGGATACCGAAAGTCGATTCAACGGACGGCAAAACTTCTTCGTCAATCTCGACAGTATTCGGGAAACGGCTAAACCTCGCGGCATACAGGAGGAAGTTTGCCACCGAAAGTGCGAACGAGATGCGGTCACCCAACGGGAGTTCACTTGTCTCGTTGGCCTCACCCGCCTGACCACGAAGACCAGCGGGAATATACGCGGCTTCCTCGATGATTGCCAGAATAGGCTGGAAATTTTCCGCATACTTGTTCGTGTCAACATTGCCGTTCATTAGGGCATAGGCATCCACGTCGGCATAAGAGTTCCCGAGGTTCTTCACCCGGTCGCCGAGGATTGCCTTCAAGTCGAACACCAGCTTGTCCAGTCGGGTGTACGACCAGTCATCGGGCGCCTTCAATTCATTGCCCTTCTCATCGACATGGCCAGTATGGTACGCATCGGTGTCCGTAATGGGCATCGACAGACGCTTCACCAAGTATCCATAGACGGTATCGTCAAATTCCTGCTTCTTTTTAGTGTACAACCTGGACATGTTCTACCTACGATTTACTGTCAACGTTATCCTTGACAAATACGGCGTCAAGGGATGCCTTGCTGGTCAAATTCTCATTCTGCACACGGATAACCACATCACTGTCCGGGTTCGGCGCCAGGGAGGAAGGGTCCTCACCCGCGACCGGGATTGGCGGGTCAGTCCTGCGCGGATCCACTTCGATATGCAATGCCGGCTCACCGGTCTTTGCCGGCGGGTTGCCCCATCCATCAGGGACGATAACACCCTGCAAAATCTTGCGCTGCTTGGCATCCTTGCAGATGGCCACAGCCTTGTCACATATGGCCTTTCCGTACTTTGACATATGGGTGGCACTGATGTCGATTGCCTGATAAATGGTCGGGTCACAGCAGTGGTTCGAGACCTTGATGCCGCTTGCGACGACATCGACGGCCTTCTTCTTCATGGCTTCCTTCACCTTCGGCAAATCAGTATCGCTCACCTTCAACAAGGTATCATACGGCAAATGCTTGGCGCACTTGATTTCGGTACCGCCATATTTCTTGGTCCAGTCAACATAGACCATGTTGACCGCAGTACCGCCCTTACCATAGGAAATACGCTTACCCCGATGCCAGTTGTCGCACATGATACGACCCTGGTCAACCGGTTCACGGATGAGCGATGCAATCTGGATAGTATCGATTCCGAGCTGTCCACCGAGCCATTGGAGAACCTGCTTCGAGCGAGGTTGAAGCCTGGTACCGTCCGGGTCCACGTACTTCGTCTGCATCTCGATTTTCACATTGGCACCGGAACCGTAGTTACCAGACTTGTTCGGGAACACGTAGACCGTCGATCTCATCAAGTCGAGGAACCCGCGCTTCACGAGGGCATCAGCCTTCAACTCGGACGCAATGGCCGCAGGTGACGTGCCATACTTTACTTGTGGATACCCACAGTAGTTGTAAATTAGGTTGGCCTCATCGACACGGCGCTTTCTCAAATCGATATCGTTCTCGGAAGATCCATTGGTGAGCCTGATGAGAATATCGGCAATATAGGTGAAATGCAGCTTGGCGAGCTTGACATCCTTCGGCACACCCCCTTCGTAGCGCTCCGCAAAGTGACTAGCGTAAACCTCGGTCACCGTCTTGGAACCCTTTTCCCGGATGGCCTTCAACTTCTGGCCCGGAATTCCCACGATGGTGACCGGCTTGTTACGTCCAATCAGATAGGCCATGCCGATATTCAGGCAGTAGCTAATCATGGCCGCTGGGCTGTTCACATTGGCATCGAGCGCCAGACCGTTTGTCTTCAAGAAACTGCATACGGCAGTCTTGACCGGTTCGGGCATGGAGTTGTGCGAAAGAATTCCCCAGTGCAAATAGGCCCAGTTGTTCTTGTTGCACACGGCATCCCACATGACCATGTTCACATAACGGAAATACGAGGCGCGTGACTGTTCATCGCTCAACGTGAAATTCTTTTCGGCTTCGGTGAGTTCACCCATGGTGCGCTTGTCCATCGCACCCTTGACTATCTCGAACTGTTCCTCGGAAAGCCCGCCTTCCATGTCGCCCACCGGGTTCCCGTGTTCATCCACGGTAGGAACAGCGAAAATAGCCTTCAATACAAGAATCTTTGCCTTTCCGCCAATGGACATCGGGATGCCCGGCCCGAGCATAAGGCCATCGTCACCTTCATAGAACCCGCTTTCCTTGCGGCTTTCATGTTCATAGAGGAACGGCCAGTTCGGCTGTGTAAATCCTGGCTTGTAGTAGTTGGCCAATGAAATCGGCAAGCCGTTCAGGCCAATCGAAATCGGAGGGAGAATATCAGGGTCGAACTTGTTTCCCTGCATCGCGGCAGCGATTGCCGAAGACAGGGCCTGTCGTGCCGATTCGCTGGCACCACCGGTAAGGCCACCCAATGCACCACCAACCGCATCCATTTCACCGGCAGTCTGGGCGGCACGCTGGTCCAACTTGTTGATGGTATCTTCCAGCACAGTAGTCATCACACCGTATTCATCATTTGCGAGGAAATCGACCATCATATCGGCAAATGCACTGCAAAGTGCACTAATCCTGTGCTGGTTAGCCTCAGGAACACCGGCTCGTTGCCAGTCGGTCAATCCATTCTCTGTATCGGCGACATCGAAAAACTTGTAAAACTTGGCGATGTCATAGAATGCGCCTTCCTGGCCCCTTGCCTTCTCGGCAGCGGCTTGCACAGCATCTTTGAGTCGTCCGTTAAAATGTCCCATGTTCTGCAGTTTATCAGGTTTGATGTAAAACTATCTTCTTCCGTGCAAACAGAAAGACACCGCCTGGGTGGCGGTGTCTTTTCAATTTGTTAAGCCGAATTTACTTGGCAGCGGCAATCTTTTTCTTTGCCGTGGCAATGATGGATTCGAGCTTGGCATCGAGGCCGGCCTTGGGAGCGGCAGGAGCAGCCTTGGGAGCAGCCTTAGGAGCCTTCACGGATTCCACGATGGCAGCGAGTTTCGCATCGACAGCCTTGTCATTCTTGACCTTGCCGAGAATGGATTCGAACTTGGCATCGAGTTTCGCATCGACAGCCTTGTCATTCTTGACCTTGCTGAGGATGGATTCGAACTTGGCATCGAGTG